TGAGGAGGGTTTAAGATATGAATAACGTATTAATAGGAAAAGTACTAACAGGGCTAAAGTTGGCAGATGATAAAGAGGCACTACTCTTTGTGACAGACCAAGGGAGCTATAAAGCTCGTTGTGATGCTGATTGTTGTTCCTACACTTGGGTTGAGCATATCACCATGCCTTATAAGGGACTGCCTGCACTTGTGCTGAATGTAGAAGATTTAGACATGCCAGACTTAGGTGATATTAAGGGTTGTGATTATGTACAATATTATGGCCTCAAGATAGAGACTGATAAGGGTGACATAATAATTGATTACCGCAATGACTCTAATGGTTACTATGGAGGCAACCTATCTTGGCCGGATGATAGTTATTTTTACGGTGGTGTGTATGGACAGAATGTCTCCAAAGAGGATTGGAAGGACATAATTGAGGATATTTGATGGAATACGTATTTGACATAGAAGCAAATGGCCTCAAGCCTGATAAGATATATTGTGTTGTTGCAACTAATGAAGCACAAGGTCTGTTTGGCTTCAATGGGGGTTATGGGCTGTTTTTTAACGGCTTAACAGAAGAAGATTACCTTGTAGGCCACAATATAGTGTGTTATGATATGCCAGTGCTAGAGAAGCTAGCTAAAGTTAAAACAAAAGCTAAACTAGTAGACACCTTAGCCCTCTCTTGGTATCTTTACCCTAAGAGAGTTAAGCATGGTCTAGCAGATTGGGGTGAAGAGTTTGGAATCCCCAAACCTAAGATTGATAACTGGGATGATTTAGAACAGGAAGAGTACCTTCATAGGTGTAAAGAAGATGTTAAGATAAACACTCTTTTATGGGAGAAGATGAAGAAGGACTTAGAAGCTATATACGGAGAGGATGGGTATTGGGGTTTAATCGAATACCTAACCTTTAAGATGGACTGTATGAGGGAACAAGAGGAGAACCCTTGGTACTTAGACATTGATGGGTGTGAGAAGCTGGTAGAGGAGCTACAGGACAAGCAAGAGGTAGCCAAGGAGGACTTAGAAGCTGCTATGCCTCCTGTTACTATCTGGAAGAAGAAGAAACGGCCTAAAGAGCCTTACAAGAAGGATGGGACACTATCTGTAATTGGGAAGAGGTGGCAAGACTTCTGTAAGATTAACAAAGTTCCATTTGAAACCAATGACATTATAGAGTATAGTGACGGTTCAGCTAAGCCACCTAATGCAGGAGCACACCAACAAGTAAAGGATTGGTTGTTTAGTCTAGATTGGTCACCTATGTCCTTCAAGTATGTAGATGATGGTGTAAATGACTTTGGTAAGCGCATTCAGAGGGCTATACCCCAGATTAAAGATGGAGATGGTAATCTTTGTAAGTCTATAGAACGAATGATTGAAAGTTATCCACAGCTAGAACACCTGAAAGAGTTAGGGGTGTTAAGTCACCGTATTGGAATGTTAAATGGGTTTTTAAGAGGGGTAGATGAGGATGCTAGACTGGTTGCTGGTTGTCAAGGTCTTACTAACACTCTCCGTTTTAAGCACCGTACTTGCGTTAATATCCCTAGTGGACGTAAGCCGTATGGTGCAAGTATTAGGGGTTTGCTTACTTGCCCTAGTGGTTTTGAACTGGTAGGTAGTGACATGTCTTCCCTAGAGGATAGGACTAAACAACACTATATGTGGCCTTTAGATGAAGACTATGTTAAAGATATGATGGGTGAAGACTTTGACCCTCATTTAGATATGGGACTTGTCAGTGGTACCATGAGTGTGTTACAATGTAAGGAGTACAGAGAGAGTGGTAAGTGGGGAGATTTGAGGTACGATAACAAACAAATCAACTACTCAGCTACTTACGGTGTTAGCGCTGATGGTGTAGTACGTAACACTGGAATGGCTAAAGAGAAAGCTACTATGCTTCTTAAAGCCTTCTGGGAACGTAACTGGTCTATCAAGGCCATAGCAGCAGAACAAGAGACTAAGACCATAGGTGATATGACTTGGATGTTTAATCCAGTTAGTAAGATATGGTATTGGCTAAAGACAGAAAAGGACAGATTCAGTACACTGAACCAAGGTACAGGTACTTACTGTTTTGATATGTGGGTAAAGGAATTGAGGGGAAGAGGGGTTAAAGTCTCAGCTCAGTTCCACGATGAGGTGGTCTGTATGGTCAAGAAGGGCTATAGGGAGCAAGTAACAAAAGACTTTAAGGAATCTGTGTACGCTGTTAACAAGCTACTACGGTTAAATAGAGACTTAGACGTAGACGTACAATTTGGCGACAATTACAGCACAATTCACTAATTAAACTAAGAGAGTAAATAACAATTATGGCTATTAAACGAACAGCACAAGCAGCACAAGCAACAGAGCAGCTAGCAGAAGGTAAATACAAAGCACGTCTAGCCTATGTGACAGACTTAGGCATTCAACAAAATGAGTACAAGGGGGAGAACAAGGATTGCCAACAACTAGCTCTTGGACTAGAAATTCTAGGTGAGACTCGAACAGTAGGTGAAGACGGAGATAAAGAGGAGTTACCTTTAGTTATCTTCTTACGTGGCTTCAACATCTTCCAAACAATGGATGAACGTGGTGGTGAGTTCAAGAACTACAAAGTGTTTAACGAGGATGCAGTAGCAGGTGAAGTAGCAGATTGGGATGCTATGATTGGTAAAGCTTGTACAGCGGTTATCCAGCACAACAAGGGTGGCTATGCAGAGATTAAAGCTCTACAGGGTATCCCAGAGGAGTTCCAAGAGGGTATTGCCCTTATGCTAACTGAAGATGGTTGTACTGGTGACGTTAGTGACGAGACCAACCCAGCACAGAAGGCAGCTTGGGGTTTAGCTCGATGGGCTATTGACAACAATCAGGTAGAGGAAGTACCACAAGCTGAAGGTGGTGCAGATGATGGTGACAACCCATATGTCTAGTGGCCAAAAACCTTCAGCTAGCGTGTTTAGGTACATGGTGGCAGAGAATAACAAGAAGATGGAGCATTATATGAGCAAACAAAGTACAATTGATATGATTAAAGTGATGCAAGCTTATGTGGATGGTAAGGAGGTTGAGTACAAAGGTTATGATGGTTGGTATAAAGCTGACATCCCCACTTGGGACTGGGCAGATTGCGAATACCGTATCAAGCCTCAGGCAACCAAGATGACAGTAGCAGAGATTAATGAGCAATTAGGTTTTGAAATTGAAGTAGTGGCAGGTTAACTGTGGAAGCTAAAGACAACAAAGAGACAATCCGCATGAAGCTCTGGAAGGATGTAGCCGTGGTAGTGGCTGGAGCTTCAAATTCAACAAGAGAGTCATCACCTGCAAGATGGGCTGATGAGGTTCTAAAGGGGTTTGATAAGAGATTCCCAGAGGAGAAAGAGGATGAGGGCTTTAATTGATTTAGACCCACTCGTATATCGTATAGGGTTCGCTAGTCAATCTAAGGATAAGGAGAGTGGGGAGGTCACAGCAGACCCCCTACGCTTCGCCACTCACAGCATAGACGTCTTTATTAGAAAGTCTTTGAAAGCTGTAGAAGCTACCTCTTACACTGGCTATTTGACAGGTAAAGGTAACTTTAGAAGTGTGGTTGACCCTATGTATAAGATGAACCGTAAGGACAGTGAGAAGCCTATCCACTATCAAGCACTAAGAGACCACCTAGTGAAGAAGTGGGGAGCTAAGGTTATAGAGGGCTCAGAGGCAGATGACGCACTAGCTTGGAACCAAGAGCTAGACGGTAGTACAACCATCCTAACCATTGATAAAGACTTACTCATGGTAGAGGGGTTGCATTACAATTACGTCAAGAAAGAACATAAGACTGTAACAAAGGAGGAGGGTGATTTATTCTTCTATGCTCAGATGCTCTGTGGTGACGCTGTAGACAATATCCCCGGTATTAAGGGTGTAGGTATGAAGACTGCCTTTAAGATGCTTGAGGCAACACCACGAGAGCTGTGGGATGGTAATATCTTGACTTTCTATGAGTTGTTCAAAGAGAAGGCAGATGAGAAGGTCTTAGAGCTGACAGATGAAGAACTGGGCTTACAGAAGAACTATGATTATGTAGCCTTTGCAGATGTACCTGCCTTTCAACGTATGGTGATGAACACACAGCTGTTGTGGATGATACAGAGTGATAGGCTTATGCCAATGGAGTTTAAGTATGATTGAGTTTTTAAGAAAGTCAGTGACATTCTCTTACAAAAGAGAGGCACATTACAGTGTATATGCTAAGGCTTGGTATTATAACGGCAAGTGGAACTGGAACGTGTATGTAGACATAGCAGAGAGCCATGATAAGTTTGATGACATTGATTGGGCTATAGGCTTGCCTTTTCACGGTGGCTGTACATTAGATGATTTGGTAGTGACAAGTCCTGCTAGGGGTATTAGGTACGACTTCCAAAAGGAGTACAAGAAGGTTACTGTAGGTTGTGACTTCAATCATGTTGGTGATAACTATAACAACCACCCTAGTCCGGAGGAAGGTGTTCCTTATTATGTAACCTTATGTGTGAAGGAGTTGATTGAGGCACTAAAGGATGAATAAGTATAGGTCAGGGTATGAGGAACGTGTCTCTAAGACGTTGCCAGAAGGCTTCACATACGAATGTACAGTGTTGGACTACTACAAACGCACTAGCCGTAAGATGCAGTGCCAAGACTGTAGCAGTGTACACGTACTACAATATGCTAAGTACCTAACTGACTTCAAGCTACCTAATGGTATCTTCCTAGAGGTTAAGGGTTGGTTTAAGCCTGCTGACAGGACTAAGATGGTGTCTGTCATCAAGTGTAATCCAACCTTAGACATTAGGATGGTGTTCCAGAAGCAAGGTTGGTGTACTAAGAAGAAGTTACAGACTTACACTGATTGGTGTGATAAAAATAAAATTAAGTGGGCTATCGGTAAAGTCCCAAATAGCTGGTTAGAAGAACCAGCAAAGGAACGGATGAAATGACAACAGCATTATTAATATGGGCTTACTTAACAGTAGTTAATATCATAACCTTTTTCACGGTTGTAGGACTTGTGGTTTTCTTTATTGTAGGTATTGGTGTATCTGTTGATAGTATGGTGGATGGAAGGCTTTCCCCTTGCATTGCAGAGTTCAAACATAAAGGAAAGGCAATGGTGTGCTTTCTTGTGTTTATATTTCTAGCTTCAGCAGTCCCTAGTAAATACGAGATTAAACTTATCTTAGGTGGTACAGCACTTGTGGCGATGTCTCAGGTTGATGGTGTGTCTGAGCTTCCTGAGAATTTAGTTAATGCAGCTAACAGCTTCCTAGAAAGTGTGACAGAGAAAGAGGTAACAGAGTAACATGACAAATAAAGTAGATAGGGTATATAAGCTCTTTGACAATAACTCTTCAAAGTTTGTTCACTCAAATTCTAATGCAAAGCGTAAAGTCTTTGTGGGCTTAGCCCAAGCAAATAGTGCAGCTAAGGATTTAAATGCAGTGAGTTGGACAGGTGTTAAATCAAAGTTTGATGTCATAGTTGTCTCATTCGTGTTAGTTGAGGAGGGTTATTAGTATATGCCATTAACACACAGTGAAATATGTGACAAGCTAATGCAATTAGATGAAGTCACACTTATGGAAATCTTAGAGATTAGCTCAGAAGACTTAGTTAATCGTTTTCAAGATTTGGTTGAACTCAAACGTAATATGTTTGAAGAGGACTTAGAAGGATGAAGATTGAATTAGTTAAGTTTAAGACAGGTGATTACGGAGTACGGGGTAGGAAGCATCGTTTTCAACCTTGGGAGTACTATGAGGCAGCTACATATCATGGCTACACCAGTGATAGGGGTATTGCATATAACTGCCAGTTTAACTTAGGTAGAGCTAAAATACTACTTGGGGAAATTAAGGAGTTACGGAAGAAGTACGATATTAACCCTGTGGAGGTGATTGGATGACTACTAACATTCTAGTCATACCAGATGTACAGGTGAAGAAGGGTGTGTCTATGGCTCACCTTCACCACATTGGTCAGTTTATAGCCAATAAGAAGCCAACTCACATTGTCAACATAGGAGATTGGGCTGATATGCCATCTCTCTCCTTCTATGATAAGGGTAAGATGAGCTTTGAGGGTAGACGTTATAACGATGACATTGAAGCCTCTAAGCTGGCTATGGATATTATGCTTAAACCCTTAGCAGACTTACAAGCTAAACAGAAGAGACAGAAATTGAAGGTCTACAAACCTAAGATGATATTAACACTGGGTAATCACGAAGACCGTATTAACCGAGCTGTTGAGAATGATGCGATACTTGAAGGTGTTATCTCCATTGAGGATTTAGAGTATGAAAAAGATTGGGAAGTTATACCGTTCCTTGAAGTCACAACGATTGCTGGGGTTGATTTTTCTCACTACTTTACATCTGGGGTTATGGGGCGTCCTGTTAGTAGCAGTCGTGTTCTTGTTACTAAGAAGCTAAACTCTTGTGTAATGGGTCACATACAGACTATGGAGTCACATACACAGTACAGACCTAATGGTAAGCGAGTAACTGGTCTATTTGTAGGAACAGCTTATAAGCACCATGAGGCGTACTTGAAGCCACAAGGCAACGTACATTGGAGGGGTATTCATATGTTGTACAATGTAAACGATGGTGACTTTGACCACCACTCTATACCACTTGATTATTTGGAGAGAAGATATGGGTAAGCCAGTGCTTGAGACTATGACAAAGTCTTACTATGATAGCCTGTTGAGTGGTGGTATGTTGTATGAGTATTACCCTAAAGCAACAGGTGTCTGGGCTAACGACTGCTGTGAGGTACCCACTGCTTGGATAGAGGCTAGGGATGAGGCCGTTAAACGGGCGCTCTCACCTAAGAGTGACAACAACGGAGGCTCTACTGAATACTATAAGATAGACCCAACCCATAAAAACCTACAAGATAAGATTGAGAAAGATGATTTTAACTTCTCTCAAGGCAACATCTTGAAGTCTGCTTGGACACTAAGTAAAGGTAGACATGAGGGTACAGGGTATGAACGAGAACTTAATAAGATTATATTCTTTGCACAACGGGAGTTAGATAGATTATGACAATGCCATATGATGATAATAAGGTAGTGGAGCGTATGGTTCACAGTGTTGATAATTGGATTGTTGAGATTTACTGTCCAGTTGTAGGTGGTCCACAGGGCTACTGGAAATATGACTCAGAGTTCTCCTTAGAGGAAGATGCCCTAGAGTACATCAGGGCTTGTAAGTTCCGTCTGGTACAAGAAGCCCGTATTGAGTACAGTGAAGAGGAGGTAAAGGGATAACATGGCTAGATTACTTGAGAAGAAGCATACCTACACTATAGACTACCCACAAGCCATAGCATTTGCTGAAGCTCAAGAGTCTATTATGTGGTTTGCCAAT